TTTGTTTGGACTGTGATGGGAATTGAGGATGAGTACCCAACAGAACATACTTGGATTGAGTTTAATGATGGAACACTTTTTGACCCTTCAATAAACCAATTTGATAAATACGGTGGAATAGAAGAAAGAATTAGTGAAGGAACACCTTATGACGAAGTAACAGAGGAATATTATGAAAAGTCTGTTAAACACTATTCACCAAAAGAATATCTTAAAATGTGTAAAGAGGAATAAATATGTATCAACAACCGAACCTAATAGGAACTAATGTTCCAATAACACCAAATCAAAGCAACCCAAGCCAAATGCAAGCATTTTCTTTGAATAAATTTTTACCTAAATTACAACAATTTAGAGCCGCAGGGAATATAGCAGAATATAGTTATGATAGTATTAAACCTAAAAAGAAACTAAAAGAAATTAAAAAGATTTTATACCCTGAAAGAAAAAGTTTTTTTAAAATTAAATACGGTTTTAAGTTTAACTTTAAAGACATATGCGTTGTTTGTGGGACTCATCATGTTTGGGAATCGGGAGACTTTTTGAGGCCACCTATACCTTTAGATAAAGTAACTAAAGGAAGGCCACTAAGAGGAACCTATTGTCAAAAACATGCAGGTGTTCACAAACAAATGGAAATGCTTCAACAGCAGATTTTAGCAGAAGAACATGGACTAGATTTTAAAGCATTTATTCCTAAAGCAAGAATGCCAAAGATGTTATCGAGGTCGGGGCCAGTAACTACTTTATCAAAAGAAGATATATTAAATCTTACGGCGGGGGGATGGTTTATAAAACCACCCGCCATCACAGACAATGAGACTACTATGGCTGAAATAGTCAGACTAATAGTTGAAATAGGTTTAACTACCGAAAGATTAAATTTTTTAATAGGTAATAAGGAGGAATAAATATGGGACTACTAGGAACGAGTAATGGAAGTGTAATGAATGCTGTTAATGCACAAAGCGACCAACAGTTTAAGAATGTAAGTAACTTACTTTCTTTGCAAGAAAATCATGTCGAAGAGTTTTTTCAGTATCATGGAAAAGAGTTTTTAACGGCTATGGAAAAACTAATCGAAGATGTTGTGGAAAGAGCAGTAAGTCAGATGTTAACTAAGTTAGTATTCGTGCAAGACTCTACTTCGGGTAATATGAAATTACAGTCAGGTTCTCTAGCAGAATTTGAGAAAATTACTCAAGAAAACATTGAATTGGATTTAACAAAACTATTAGATTCAGCAATAAATACAGAAGTAATTAATCAAAGAAAGATGGCTAAACAACAATACTTAGAATCTCAAGGATTTTCTTCTCCGCAGGGAGGTCAACAAGTTGGAGTGGGTTTAGCAGTAGCGGGATTAACAGGACAAACTCAGCAATTCCAACAAATGCAAAATGCTACCAATAATGGCAGTGGCTATCCTATCCCACCAAACGGTACAGACGGATATGGTAGGCCATATTGGATAGATGCTCATGGTAATATGTCACTTGAACCACCATCTTCAGGATTAGGTCTAGGAGGCGCAATACAAAAAGGTGCGGCTTGGGCTAAATGGCTAATGTGATGGTGATTAAATGGAAATAATTTACAGTGGTGCTGGTGGCTCTGCCGTCGAATGGACTACTGAATACGCTAATAGACAAATGCAGTATTATATTTTTAGTAAATACATAGATTCCAGAAAAAAGGATTTGAATGATATTGATAAATACATCGAAGCCGTTCCTAAAATAAATGAAAGATTTGATGCTGATAAATTTAGACAAATAACTACACAAGCATTTAATGATATTAAATCAAAAAAGATTAGTGATTTTTTAGTATTACAAGATGAAAGTAGTAAATTTTATTTTAAAGAGTTAGTACAAAATTATACAATTGAACAACTATCCAGAGATAAGACCCTAGATAAAATAACAAGAGAAACTTCTAGAGTTGACTTTTCTGATGAAATAGAAGATGGATGGGGAAATATTGATACTTACTTTAAGATTTTATGGGAAACTAAAAAGACAGAAAAAGACAGGAAAACTAAAGAACAAGTAATGCCTGAAAAGGAAACAAAAACCAAGACAGGTCGAAAAACTAGAAGAGTTATTATTCTAGATGAACAGGAGTTAAAACCTGAATTGCCAAATGAAGGCACACCTAAGAATAAACTTGAAAAACTAAGTGACTTAGGTTTTGATTGGATTTATGGTCAAACTATAATAGGCCGAGATATTAATTTAAAAGACACTAAGGTAGGTCATGAAGATGTTATGCGATTCGGTAAAGAAGGAAGACCAGCGCAGATTATTGATGCTGATTTAATGCAATCATTCGATAAGTTCTATAATAGGGCTAAAAGAGAAAAAGGAACAGGGGCTACTGCTCCTAAACAGGTATTCGATTTACCTTTTATATTTACAAGGACTCTCTATTTCATAGAAGAAATCAAAGAAGATTTAGATAATTGGTTAAAAACTTGGGAAAGTTCTAAAGGCATGAGATTGTCTGATAAGGAAAAAGAAAGGAAAAAGAAAATAGATAAGTACTACAAGTTAACTAAACCTATACGAGAAGAAATGAATAAAGAAATGAAAGTATATGATGAAGTTGACAAAGAGTTTGATGATATAGAAAATAAAATAAGAAAGGGCGTTCTTCTTAGTGAAGAGGAATTAACCAGAATAGATAAAATTAAAATTACAGAAAGACCTACCTTAAGAGTAGATTTAGATGAAGACGAAGAATCGGAAGAACCTGAAGAAGAATCGGAAGAAGAATCTGATGAAGTTTCAAGAAAAGAAAGATATGTTGAAACAGGCGAAAAGATAGTATTTAGAGATGAATACGAAACCAATAAAGAAAATTTAAAGGATGAAAAGGTCATAAAACATTTACTTGAAACCTTTTCTTATGCTACATCAGCCTATGATGATATAATCGAAGATAAGTGGAAAGGTTGGTTAGGACAATATCAAAAATTAGGTAAGAAATTATTTAAAGAGTTTGAAGCCAAACAAGGTATAAAAAGAGAAAAAACCACTTTAAGTTCCGCCGATGAAAAAAAGGCATGGTCTAACCCTAAGAGTTTTATAAAAACAAATAAAAATGTAATTAGAGCCTTAAATGATTTAAAAACATTATACACAATAAAGTTAATAGTAACAGAAACAATTACCAAAGATAAAGAAGGAAAGGAAAAGCCGCCCAAATATACAGTGAATACCTTTATGCTATCTCCAAAGCAAGAGTTAGTCCCTCCTATTGTTCCAAAAGGAAAAGGCGGAGGAAGCGAAGCCTCTCCTTTTAAGCAAAGGGAATCAATTCCTCATATTAGGGGAGAAGAGTCTCCTTTATCTGGGTTCGATAAAAAACCTTATGAAGTTAAAAATGACATTAACTTATTCGCTAAAAGAATAAATAAAAAATTAAAGGAATTAAATATGGTGATTTGAAATGCCGATAGCATCCTCCCCAAGTGACTATACCGCAATTGATGTTGATTACTCAGCAGGAAAGGGTTTCTATACAGATAAAGGTGCAGTATCGGACTTACTACAAGTACCTGCATTTTCATCATCAACTTACCCAAGTCAAGCACAAGTAGGTTCAATAATAAAAACTGTTGAAGGCTTAGTTGATGAAAAGGTAAAGCGTTCTTTTAGACCTATCATATGGAAAAATGAGTTTCATAATTTTGAATTTATTCGTCACCCTATGCAATCTTATTATGGGGGATATGTAGGTTTTATTCAATTAGATACTCTAAAGGTTAAAAAGATTATTTCACTAAAGGTATGGCAAGGAAACCAATATCAAGAATTAGCATCAGCATCAGCAAGCATTACATTAGACTCATCTAACTATAATGATTTAAGAAGCATCACATTACAACTACCTAACAGTGGCTCGTCTTGGATATTATACTTTACAGGAGAAGGAGGGACTTCTGCTAACAATACTTTCAATAACAGTTTTGGTTCAAAGACTACTGCACAAGAGATATGTCATTTGATAAACGAAGAATATCCGGCCAATACTGCTCAATTTACTAATGCTACAACTAACAAGTCTAAAAATTCTGAAGCGGATTCTTCTATTGCTATCTCTGATTTCTTTTATGCTAGTATTGACCCTGATGATGGTAACAAAGTAAACATTTCTAGCCTTTTAGCGGGCGAGGATGGCTCAAATTGCACCATAGCAATAGCAGATAAAGCGGGTGAGACATCAAACACTACCTCAACTCCATTCACTGATATGCAAGATATGAAGAGACTTGGTTCTTTTTGGACTATTGGGGATGAAGGCCGAATCTTTTTCCTTAGAGACTATCCTTACCATACTCAAAATTCAATCATAGTAACTTATGTTGCGGGTGATGGAAGAGTACCTTCATTAATCCACAAAGCAACTACTATGTTAGTAGCGGCTGAATTGTTAAGACATGACGACCAAACTATTCTTATTGCTGAAACAGGCGGCAATATATCAACTAAAGAGAAATATGATATATTAGTTAAAGAAGCAAATGAATTAATTAAAGGTAAAGGGGATATGGTATTCCTTATTGATTAGGTGTTAGTATGGATATTGATGCTTCGATAAGGGGATTTAGAAAATATCTTGATATTGAAAAAGAAAGACAAAAGGGACTGAAAGAATTATCCGAATTGTTAGGAATGGACTTTACTTTTAGTGATGAAGAAATGATTAGGAATGCAGAAAGTAATTTTTCTAAAGCGATTGACAAGGAAATACAGAAAGAAATAAAATCTGCTATCAATAATATGACTAAAATAGGTTCAACCGGTACTGCTAAAAAAATAAACCCACCATACTAAGGAGAAATAATTATGGATGAAGTATCTTTGCTAATAGATTTAGTAAGTAGTAAATGGTCTTCTTCTGTTAGTACTTTGCAAAGTGCAGGGACTATTTCAGCAGACCACGCAGGTACTCCTAATTTTGTTGATGTAAGAACATTACAAAAAAATAAAGGGGTAAGGTATGATTTGACCGCTAAAGATGTAATTATCTTTTTTGAAGATGGTCAGAATATAGAATACCCTACGGTTAACTTTGATATTAGAAATGAGACTTATACTTTCACAATGCACATACGCACGATTCACGATGAAAGAGCCGGAACGGATGCTGATTTTGGAAAAGATAGGCTAAGGGCTTTATACTTGATTGCCCGTCATGCACTTGAACGGGGTCGTACAGGTTACACTGCAAGCGACGGTTCTAACTTTAATCAAATATTTGTAGGTTCTAGAAATGAAAGTAATGACCGTTCAAAAAGATTATTCGGATATAAAATGAGCATAGAAGCAAAAAGATTCGCATTAACACTCCCTTAGTAAGTTTGTAAAAGGAAAGGAGAGATTAAGTATGGCAGTAGAAAACAGTAGTATATTTTTAGGTAGCGGCGCATCAATGACTTTTGTTCCAGAAGTGGACTTTTATTTTAAAGCAGAAGGAACAAGTACAACAGAAATTCAAATTGAAACAACCAATGCGGTTCAATTTCAATTAGTGGATAATATGTATGTAGGTTGTACTATTGATTTTTATAATGCTTCTGATAGTGGAAATTATACTTCTTCTCACACAGTTACTTCTAACGACCACGATACTTTTACTATAACTCCCGCCATTGGTGAAGCAGTAGCAAGCGGCGATGAATTTGTATTAAAAGGATATGGCGCACCCTGCCCTGCCCCCGATTCAGATAATGACGGAACAGGAAGAGTAAGACTTCATGCCGACAATTGGCTTGGATTAGTTGAAACTGCGGCATTCCCTAACATTGAAGTTGAAATGAAACAATTAAATCTTTCTCTCGGTGGTACAAGAAACTTTACTCATCAATACAAAGGTATTGAAACTTCATCTGGCGGTAACTTGGCTTTGATGTGTAATCATGTAACTTGGCTTTATTACGCATTAGGTTTATGCACTGAATTAAGTGTGGCTAATGCAGTTACTTCTGAACACCCTGCATCTTATCATGCTGGTACTGACGGTGCTATGTATTTTCATGGCACTTCCGCTACTTCTCATGTTGATGAGGGGCCGTTTATTTATCGAAGGAACACTGTAAGCGGAGCAGGGCATATAGTTCCTCCTTTGCTATTTACTGTTGATGATACAATAGGCGACTTAGATGCTATTCCTACTACTAATGGAGAAATAGTAGCATCCGGTGGACTAATAACATATAAGTTTGCAGAATCTAATACTGCTCATTTACCTTCTTTTGCACTTGAATATTCTCTAAGTAAATTAGCAGGTGCGGCATCGACGCACTATACAACTGATACTGACGGCGATGCAGAAGATTTAAACTTCGTTAGGGTAGCAAGAGGAAATAGAGTAAATACTCTAACAATGACCGCTAATGAAAATGAAGAATTAAAAATGACTATGGACTTGAATACAAGAGCCGTTTCAGAAATCCCGCAAGGCACTAATTATGACTCTAGAGGCGGATTAACTTCTGCTCAAAACTCAAGCCTATTTAATTTCACATCAGTAGCAAACCACTTAGAACCGTTCTTCTTTTCAGATGGCTCAATAAGCATCTTTGGAAATACATTCTTAAAGATTACTAACTTTACACTGACTATCAACAATAACTTACAAGATAAAAGATTTATCGGTGTTGGTAATAAGTCCATTAAAGACGGTATTCCAGCGCAAAGAACATATGAACTTGCTATTACTGCTATGGTTACTGACGACACATTATTTACTGAATTGTTAAACCAAACAGAAAACACAGGTAGTACTGAGAAAATAGCCTTAACATTTACTAAAGACAACACTGCGGGAGAAACCTTCACTTTAGAATTTGAAGATTATTTCCTATCAACTAACACATGGACTGTTCCTGACGATAAAGGGCCAATTACAGTGGAAGCAACATTAATGCCAAGAACACTAGGTACTTGTACCACTTCAACTCATTGGGTATTGCAGGGGTGATTAAATGGTATCATATCATGAAAAATATACGGCTAAACAGGCTAAGATTGAAGCCGCTAAAAAAGCCCCTAAGAAAACCCCTAAAAAAGAGACTACTACGGAGACTAAAAAAGAGGAACCTAAGAAGTCTAAGTTAGAATAATATTCCACCAACACCGTTTGTTCGTTTGTTGGTTTTGTAGGTGGAAAAATATGTTAGATAAAAAAGTTATAACAGATAAGAATGTGCTATTTGCACTGAGCGAATCGACACTACATTATATTAAAGTGTCACCCGAATTAGATGAATACCTAAAGGTATGGGTTAAAGAACCCACTTGGCTTGAAGCCGAGAAAGCCTTAAATTCAGTCATGAAAATTGACTCTCGTACTCAATCTTTTGACCTTGACCTAAACGGCATGTATAGGTACATGGTTGAAAACTTTATTGAAAAGACGGAACCTTCATTATCAACTATTGATATGTTGCGTCTTAGCCCATATGTGGGTAGTCAGATTAAAGAAATCCTTCCTAATCCAATGAATCTGATGCAGGAGGATGACGAAAAAAAGGATGATTAAGGGCGCATTTAAGGGCAAAGATACAAGCCCTAAAATAGCCTCCTTAATCACTGTTTACATGCTTTCTAAGGCATTGGCAATAAGTCCTTTAGAGGTGTATAAGATGCCTGTTAGTCTAGTTAAAGACTTATTACAGGTACATGGAGTTATCGAAGAAATAAAATCCGAAGAAATGGATAAGATAAAAAAGCAAGCAAGGTGATTAAATGGGTGAAGAAACGATTGATGCAATATCTCAATCGTTATCCACTTTAACTGCTAATCTTGCTCAGAATCAAAAAATAATGGAAAAGGGTAGTAATACTCTAGTTTCGTGGGCCAGTTCCACAGGACAGGCTGGTAAAAATTGGACTACTTTTAGCCGCCTTACTTCCGGTACGGGTATTTGGAAGTTACAGAATTACCTTCGTGGTGCTTTAGAAGTTATTGGTAAGTTTAGTGATTCCACTAAAAATCAAATAAAAGAACAGACTGAAAATGAAAAGAAGTTAGCACAGACTGTTAAGGGTGTTAAAAAAGTAAATGAAGAATATTCCGCTTTGCAGAAAACTTTTAAGAATCAAGAAAAATTAACAGCCAGACTTGAAAGAACAGACAAGTCGGAACAAAAGCAATTGAAAAAAAGACAGAAGTTAATTGACGAAGCAGAAAAGAAAGATAAAAAACTCATAGCAAGCAAAAAGGCATTGGCTGATAGTAATAAAGTATTAGCAGAAAAACAAAAAGAAATTAACGCCTATCTAGTACAAGAGTCTAAAGTAGGCAAACTTACACTTGAAGATGCTAGACACCTAAAAGAAATGCAAGATAAACTTGTTTTAGGCAAGAAGGCTTTAACTAAAAGTCAGAAAGAATATGACGCTGCATTAGAGAAATCAACGGGCCAAGAAATAATATCAAAAGAAGCAATAAAAGAAAAATTTGCCGCTAGACGAAAACAACACGAGGAATTAGCGAAATTAACTGACCAGCAAAAAGAGGCATTAGAATCCACTAATGCTTACAATCAAGCAATAATTACAGGTAAAAGTGAAGTGGAGGCTTATGCCGAAGGCTTCAAGCAATTGACTGAAAATGTGGATTTAAATAACAAGACTTTTGATGAGTTTAAAGAAAAAATGACCAAAGCCCAAAAGGTAAAAGAAGCATTTGACGCAGGGATTCAAAGTCCTGAGTTTGCTGAATTAGGAAAAGATGTTAGAAGTGAACAAAAAGAAACGGGGAAAGAAGGCTTTAAAGAAAATAATGAAGAATTTGGTAAAGTATTAAAAAATGTAGGTAAAGGTCTTGCCGCACCTATTGTGGGTGGCTTTAAATTCCTTAAAGCCCCAATAGAAAATATAAAAAAATTAGCACCTATGCTTGGGCAATTGAAGCGCATTCCTGCTTTAGTAAAAAACTCAAAATTGGCTATGAAAATAAGGATGAAAGGATTAGCATTCCAAAAATTCATGAAGCCCGTTCTTAATATGGCATTCAAATTCCTAATATTCGGTATATTAGGAATGATTGCATTATTAGCAGTTGCTAAAATAGCCTATGATATTATGGGGGTGATGGCTGAGTTCGGTATATTTGATGATATGAAAGAAATATTCTTGGCGGGTGTTACCATATTGACTTCTGTGTTTGGTATAATAGGCTCATTTATGGATGGCGATTTTTCTGCTATGTTTGATTACTTAGGAACAATAATGTCATCTTTAATGACAATAGGTTGGAATTTATTACAGATATTTGTTAAAGGTATTTTTGCTATTGCCGTTGGTATATTCTATTCTATCATAGATATGATGGTTTGGTTTTTTGACGGCGGTTGGAAAACAGCACTACCAGCACTACTAAAGATAGGAGTTACATTAGTAGCACTTTACTTTATTAAATACTTAGTATCACAAGCACTTTTACTGATAGGAGTTTATGCTTTGCCTATTATGATGTTTGTTTTAGTAGCCGCCCTTATTTATGCAGTATTTAGAATGGCGTATAAGAAGTTTGAACCTGTTAAAAAGGCAGTTGATTTTATCGGTGGTTTATTTAGTGACCTTTGGGGTTGGATTACAGGTATTTGGGCTTCAGTAAAAGGCTCTATTAACGATGTATTAGATTGGTTCGGTGCAGATACATTAGCAACAGGTGGACTAACTGATGGTAATACTACATTAGTAGGTGAAAACGGGCCAGAAAGGGTCAGATTACCAGCAGGTTCAAGAGTTTATTCTAATTCACAAAGCCGTTCAATGTCGAATGGTTCCACTGTAATTAACAATAACATTACTATTAATGCCAAAGATACTTCAGACCAAGAGTTAAGAAGAATTGCAGATAAGATAGGCACAATGGTAAATAATAAAATTAATAGAAATGTTTCTTCTAGGACTTTGGGGTGATTAAATGACATATGTGTATTTAAAATTCGGACAATATTCAGAAACAGACAGTAGTGATTTAACTATCAATACAATACCTTTGAATGTTACATCAGTAGGAGTTTCTGTTAGTAAGACTATACCTTCATTTCCTATTCCTTTCTCTGGTATAGTTACAGGAGAATCTGTAACTGCTGCTTTAGATTTAGGAATGGCTACTAAGAATATAGATTTATCAGGATTTATTTCTGAAACTACTCTTAGAAAAACAAGAACTGCTTTTGATGGTTCAACAGTGGATGACGAAACTGCAAGAGTTTTTACTGCACATGAAATCGCACAAATGATTGCATCAGGTGTTGATTCAACCGGATTACAGAATAACCAATCAATGAATGAATTAGTTATTTTATATCCTTCAAATGTTGATGAAAAATATAGAGACAGAGATGTTGACGGAACTGGTAGTAGAGGTCATTTAATTCCGTTTAGTTTTGCTTCAAGAGGAACAGAAGGATTTGGGGATAATGACGGCGTATCATTTAGAGGTTCAAAATTTCCCGAATCTTCAACTAGTACAGGAATGACAGGATTTATACGAAGTTTTAGTTTTAACATGGAAGCAGAAGCAATTGATATTAGTTTCAGTATGCAATTTGAAGTAGCAGTTATTGGGCCGTGATATTATGTATGAAGCCTTGACAGGAAAGCAACGCTCTTTGGTTTTTCCAATCATGTGTAATGCGTTTGTTAAAATGGACTATTCGGATAATGTACCCAATACAGGAAATAATTTAACAACAGAAGATGATGTAGGTTATGGTATTTGGGCGCACAAAGGTTCGTTTACCTTTGAAGCATTAATTACTCCTTATGAAATTAATGGAAACAATGCTCATCAAGCGGCAGTGGCTTTAGGTATAAATGCGTTAGGTGTAGGTAATGTAACTACTAATTTAAGTAAAAAGATAATGTCTGGCCTACCACAATCGACTTACGCATTAAGTGATGGAGATAGTAATGATGAAACAGAAATGCAAAATGATTTATATTTATCAAGGTTTAATAGACTAACCCATGAGATGATGATTTTTAATAATGATAATTTTAAAATATCATTACTAAATGCTACAAGTACAACTCAAAACCAACCTGCTCAATACAAAATAAAAGTTGATGTTAAATTAGGGCCATCTTTATTCACTAAAACAGTTACTTCTGATGTTGTAATTGCACCAAGTCAGGGCCATGCTTTTAGATATAATGCTACTAATGGTTCTAATTTATTTGATGGATTTAATAGTAAAGGAAGAGTAATGTATGCTAAAGTGGCTACAACTCATAGTAGTTCAAGTGGGGCTATGGCAGAAGGTGGCAATACTTTTACACTTGCTAGTGCTACTCATCCTATACATGGAAATCAACAAGACCTCTATGTTCGCAGTGGATTTACCTTTACTTCTTTAGGTGCAGTTAGTGGCGTTAGTGGCGCAGACATTACATTAAGCGTAGATGGCACAAGGCCAGCAGTGGCAAGCGGTACAGACATATATTTACCAACTTACAAGCACCCGTCGTATATAGACCAAATGTTTCATGTAGGTTGTGTTTTTAATGACAGAACAGAAAGAATAAGTTTATACTTAAATGGAGTTGTAATTAAAGAAGAAACCCACCAAGTTAGCACTACTATTCCCTTTGAGTTTTCTAAAACAGATACTTATATTGGTTCTAATGGGTTAAATGATATGACTACTACCGGCATTACTGATGCAATTAGTGGAGGTAGTGCTACCGGCCCAACAGCCGCTACTACATGTAAACAGTTTATGGGTGAATTTCATGAAATGTGTATTTCTAATAGAATAAAAAATATTTCTGAAATAGATAACTTAATGCCTACATATAACGATGCTTTATTATATTTAAGATTTGAAGAGGTGGATTTATGAGTCGTATTTTTGCTGAATCTATTGAAAGGGTTGAAGTGTCGGGAGTAGCCACAAGTTCTTCTTCAAACCAAACAAGAATAACTAAGGCTTCTATGGGTAACATATATGCTGGAATGGGAGTTTCTTACAAGACAGGTGCTTCGGCTACTACTATTCCCGATAACTCATATATTACTAGCACTTCTCACAGTTCCAATTATGTCACTATGAATAATAATAGCGGTCAAACAGATTCAGACCATACAGTTATTTTTAACAAAAGCAATGTTAATGTTCCTACTAATCCTAAATTTAGAACCTTTGGTGCATATTCTGGAAGTGAAAGACTATACACTATTATTTACGAACAGCCTCCATCGACTACTGAAAATTTTATTCAACAGGCTACGGTTGGAGAAACAGAACATTCTAATTTAGAAACAACAGAAGGTTTTAGAATTAAAAATTACAGTAATATACTAGATGAAGGTTATCAGTTAAATGCTGCTGATTTAACTACTGATAACTACTTTGTTCTTATTCATTCTGACGACCATCTAAAACACCACTTCGCTAAGATTACTGAAATTAACGCCGATGATGTAGCAGGAGATTCTTTTGATTTTGAACCAAGATTAGGAACTGAAATTCCCGAAGGGACTAAGTTTATGATATTTAAAGGCCCACCTGTTTCTGACAGTGGCAGAAATTGTAAAATCTTAGCAGTATCAGCAGGTATTAAAAAAGACTTACAAGATTCATTAGTTTGTTCTTCTCCTTTATTTTATTTCTTCAATGATAACTTAGATAAAGATAATCAATTAGACCACAATATTAAGTATTTTATGAAGTTTATAGGAGCAAGTAATACAGGTGCTAGTACTGTTAATAAAACAAGAACACCTTCTATAACAAATACATTTGTTACTTCCGCTTATTTCCAAAATAAAATAAAAGATTATAGTAAGTTTTCTATGAATATTTCTTTAACTGATAACCTAAAGAAAATAGATTCGCCAGATTATTATTTATCTGGAAATGCACCTTTAGCAATAACTAACGAATTTGCTAATGGAGATACCTTAACTGATTGGACAGAAACAACTGATTTTACAGATTATAACGAGTGTTTTCCTAATGCTAGAAGAGACACTGATAACGATGTTTTTAATACAGATTCTTTAGACACTTTAGGCCCAATAAGATATATTCATTATGATTTTTCACCAACAAGAGCAAATAAATTATACAATGTAATAGACCTGCATCTAGAAGAATCCATAGGTTCAAGAGGAACCTATGCAGAAATAAAGGCAGTTGACACTAAAAGAATACTGCCCATTAAAACTACTGCCTTCGATGATTTAAGAATTAGGCATAGATTACATAAAGGAAAATTTAATGATTGGTTTGCACTAAAAGCATTTATTAAAGCAAGAGTGGGTACTACTAATGAATATACCTTTACTACTGAATATGATTTAGCCACTATGTTTAATGTAGGAGATGAAGTTAAAATAGGTGACATAATTCTTATTGTCGATACAATAGATGCAATTAATAATTCAGGGGCTAGTGGTAAAGAACAGGATATTACATTCAGAGCAGAAACTAGGCCGGACAATTCAGAAGTGTCTGCTTCTAAATTTGCTTCTTCTAGTTATGTTTTAGCGGAATCCGCAGTTATTTACAGAAGGGCTTGGAATAGCGTAGATAGCACTCTTTTAACTTCTTTCGACCTAATAGAAAACAGAAATAATAATCTATATGTTAAATTAATATCGGGTAATTTCGGTTTCTTAGAGGCCGCCGTCACTGCTTCTGATAGAAATAAAGAAATGTTAACTTTAGATTTTACTACAACCAATAGGTCAATTTCTTCTTTAGATTATATGGAGGGTTCTTATTACATAGAAGTAGAAAAGTTTTCAGGTAGTATTGAAAAAATAGGTTACTACAAAGAAAATGGACAGACTATTATGGATATTGCGGGGCGTTCAGATATTAGAAAATTACTAGGCCCAATTATTAATAAGAATACTTTACATTCACAGGACATGATTTATTCAACAAAATCTCCTTATTCTGTTCTTACTAAATCAGGAATAACCGATGCTAAAATAACCTCTGCATCATTTACCAGTACCAGTGTAACTGTTTCTGATTTAGGAGGGGCATTAACTAATGATAATAAAGGAGTATTATTATTCGCATATACAGCCGCACACGGTCATTACGCTTATTTAGGTGAATTACAAAGCGTATCTAGCAATACTATTACTTTAAGGCATAAGGCACTCATGGAAATTGGAGGACTTACGGCTCCAACAGATAGCGGCATTACTTATAATTATGAATTATATTACAGTAGCACTACTCATTATATGTTCAATAAATCTCTTTCAGCCAATACTAAAACAAGCACTGTCTCGACTTTAAGCGGGTCTTCAAGTAAAGGATTATATTTTAATGGAGGTTATTCTATAAATACTAACTTAAATGGATTTGAAGGCTCGGAACTAGTTAATACTAGTGCTAACACAGTTAATGCAGAATCGCTAGGATATTATATTTCATCAGTTAAAGGAGTAAAGGAAAGTCCTATATTTGAAGCGAGATTAGACGATAATAAAACTAATACTGGAACTCAACAATTTTCTACTTTTGATACTGTAAACACTCTGTTAGATTTCACAGTAGTTAGTACATCGTCTGAAGGCGACAATACTGTAATTGAGTTAGCCCCCTACATCCCATTAACTTTAGGAAGAGTCGATATAAACCATGCAAATTTGTTTGATACTGATTTTAGTACAACTACTTTAGGGACAGTTTACTCAAGTAATGTAGGAGAGTTTTATTTTAGAGTAGAGAATAGTAGCAGTACTGAGGCTCTTTCTGGCATTGCTAATACTAGAAAATATCACGGAGAACCCGTATATGCTGATAATAATGGAACCGTTACTTATTTGGGTAAATTTATTCAAGCAGATATGCTTGAAGATGGCACTACTCATTACATTTATGTCAGTAAACCTCTACCAATAGACATAGATGGACAGGCTATTAAAGTATTAAATTATCAAACTGATGGCGAAACTAGTCACAAAACTCATGAAATGAATTTTTTGAATGGAGCGCATTTACACGGCGGAAAAACAATAATGAGAATGCCGTGTAATTTTTTAAGTATTAGTGAATCATCTATGGGACAATTAGCACCATTTAATTATTCTCTATACCAAGGCGCACCAACCGAAGAAATATGTTATGTTGATAAATATGGTTCTCCCCATTATCGAGTATTTAATATAGAACATGGAGATTACAATAAAACCACTGATATTATCTCTTCTTACCCTACTAATGCTTTATATTATAGTGAAAGTTTTTCCAAGATAAAATACTATGCTAATTCTTATAGGGGAGTAGGTCATAATTTAATTCTTCATAGCGGTAAAACAGGTAAAAATGCAGATGATAACCATATTTTACCCGAAAGTAGGGGTTGGTTTCCTGCTAGCGGTTCTAGATTCTGGGATAAAACAATTTATTATTCAGGGGAAACAGAAGACTTAGTAGGTTTATACCCAACTCCTGCAACTAATATGACAAATGGGGGATATAAATATGTAAGGGGTGAAAGTCCATATACTGCAAAAGACAATATGAATTTTATAGACCCTAAAATCGCTAGAATGTTCTTGTTTGTTAATTCTGATATTATGGGATATTCTTCTAATAGAAACGATAGCCTACTACACCCTACTCTTTCTAGAAACATTACAGGATATAATATAATGCTTCTAAATGAACCTAGCACAACTGACCATTCCGACAATAAAGAAGGAGTATTAGGGACAAGTAAAAATATTAATTTTACAGACTCTCATTATACTAGTGGGTCGATTTCTTCCTGTGACACTGATGTAAGTAGCCTAAAGCAATTTTCTATAATGAGATTAACTGAAATGGTAGTTGATTACTCCTTTAATCAGATAGACCCCGAAAATACAGTTAATAAAAGCAAAACATATCCTATATGGCATTATAACGGTAAGTCTATACAGAATTTATCTGGTGCTTTTACAGGTAATGGCCCTACAACCGGCAATTTTGTTTCTAATGCAATAGAGTGTGATAATAACCCTTCTTCACTAGTTTCAGTCAGAGATATTATTTATGATGCTAGAGGAAGATATATCGGCCAAGTAGATTCTACAACCGCAACTGCTAGCACAGGAGGTTCACCTGCATATAAAATTAATTTAGCAGACGGCCCAATTAAAACAAATGCGGGTGCATATGTTAATAATGAAACTATTTATGTTGTTCCCGATGGCGCACCTCCACCGTGGGGCGGTGGTGGTACTGTATTTACTACACAATCCGCAAGAATAGAAGGTCATGGCCCTGCTGATACTTTTGCGGGGTTCGATAATGCAAATCATATGTTAAAGACAATGGTTGCTAGAAGAGTGGGTACTAGTTATTATGGAGAATCCGGTGCTTTTGAAGATTATTATGGAGGTGACTCAACATCGAATTTAGGCGAAGGCGGAGGTAATTCCCATCGTGACCCTAACTTGTGGCTTCCTGTTAATATGGATGCAACTAGTGTTTTAGGGGATGGTAGTTCTACTATAAATTGGCATCCTTCCTTAGTCTTTGAAAAATTAAAAGCCTTTAATTTAGAAAGTGAATCAAATGACTGTTCAGCAGAAGAATTACTTTACAAAGGAATGTTGCCTTTATTCTTAGATAGGTTTAATGTTGAAAATGCTGATGGCGCAAAAGCAAGTAAAGGGATGGTTGGTCAGCCTATTATGGGCAGTAGTTTTAGAAAAATTGCACAAACAAGTTTCAAAGATTTGGCTATTGTTAGTATGAAAACACAGTTTGACTTTGCTAAATGGGAAGACCAAAGTTTGGAATCTAATTCTCATGCTGATGGTAAAACCGCAGATGGAGTGTTAATGGGATTCAAACCGAGATTGTATATTAATGAAAATGTTGATTTCTCAATGACTATTGCGACTAATGGTACAGCAGGTTCGGGCAGTACTTTTGGCAGTAATCCTAAAATTATCCAAGTAAGCAGTACTGCTACTTTAAGAGTGGGAATGCAAGTCGATGACCATTATAAAATACCTGCTAATTCTTATATTACCCAAATAGATAGTAGTACTTTATTTAGAATAAATAATGATGTAAGTTCGGGCGCAAGTTCGGGGTTCTCTGCTGATTTTTCAACAATGAAAAGACAGACAGGAGGACAAGTAACCTACAATTATGTTATTGATACTTCGGAAGAAATAGCCGTTAATTCTTTACTTAACGGAACTTCAACAGCAGAAGGAAATATCAATAGAATGTGGTTGGACTTAGTTAATGACTTAACGGGTTGCTATTTAGTCAGCGAAAAAGGCAAGTATTATGATGATTCTAATTCAGTTCAGTCTTATTCCACTAACCTTGTAACTAATCCTTCTTTAAACAATCAAACTCCTGATATTATAGCACATATTATTTCTCATGAGATTGATACTACTAATACTGCAAGTAGGCATATAATAACTACTGACAAAGAATTAGATTGGATTGGTTGGTATAGAATAATGCAACCTAACCACACTTGTTTTTATAGTCACTCTCCTAAAGAAATACGATTGAATGAATTATCATCAAAATACACTAAAATAAATGGAGAAAATGCTTGTTATACAGAAATCCAAGACTATACTTTAGTTGATTCCGCAGGTAAAAGGACTTTAGGAACAGGTATTGGTTCGAGTGCTACTGCCGACCATAATAATACAGGAGGGCAGGAAGCAGCATTGTCTATGTATATTTTAGTCGGCGTTGACCAAACTGATTATTCAAACACTAAACCAGTTGTTACTGATGTAACAAAATCAAGAATCATGATTACAGGCTCAACAACCGCAGGTCTAGGATTAGATACTTCTATGGTATTAAGTGATGGAGATAATTTTACTAAAACTTCAGTTAAATTTACGGACAATTCTGACGATATTGGATTTTTCTTAACTTTTGGAAATCTACCAGAACTAAACGGGGTAGTTTCTATTAGCGAAACCTTTAATGTAACAGTTGATATAGATGTCTCTGATGCCAAAAGAGCATTAATAGGAACAGGGACTACTATTTGTAATGAAGCAGAAGACTTAATTAATACTTTAATGGAAGAAAATGATATTGAATTTACTTCTACTCCTGCGGATTATCCTCTATTTTTAGCACCTAACTATCAAGGAGTGGATTTATTTAGCGCAATAAATGATTTACTGGCTAAAAAGAATAAAGTTTTATTTCATGATAATGATACTTTTCAAATCAAAGATAAGGATGACGCTTCATTCTATACGGGAGTTTTAATTAAAGATACAGGAGATACTGAAATTTATGATTATGAAAAATCAGAAAACATGTTTGATTTGTATAATGAAATAATAGTGTATGGAAAGAATGATAAATCTACAAGAAGGCAGGTAAAAAGCATCAATGAAGTAGGTAAAAAGACTTTAGAAGTTTATGACGACACCTTGAAAACTCAGGAAGAAGTAGATACAAAAGCCCTGCAATTATTAATGTTACACACAGACTTGAATCAAAAAATAACAGTAACTTTAGGTCATAAAAATGTATCTCAGATAAGAGCAGGAGATATTGTAGAATTAGAGATAAGCAGAGAAAATATTCATAGAAATCAACATATCGTACTTCAAGTAGAACATTTATTACACGGAAATATGAAATTAGAATTAGGCAGATACTCTAAACAACTAGAAGATAGATTTGCAGAGTTAGCAATACAACAGAAAAACATTAGAGCAAATATAAGAAATAGCGATTTCGATACAAGTACTGTGTATAATACTTTCTTAGAAGAGATTAAATTGAAACCCATGAGGCTTTTAATTAGAGAAAGGAAGAGTAATGGCGGAGCCACTTTAGGCTTCGGGACAACTCTAAATACCACTGTGCGCCCATTAGGACATACAGGTGGTATCGGCGTTACCATCACTGATTTATTGGAGGAAGACTATTGATAAGTGATAAATTCAAATCGTTATTAGCGGCTCAAGCAGTTACCTTAGTTACTGCTGGAAAGGTAGGGCAAGGTGGTAATTCGACTAGCCCCACATCCACTGATTTAGATGTTGACATTGGAGCATCACCCTCTTCATATACAATTACTAGCCTAAAAGCCGGAGAAAATACTGTTGAATTTGGATTAAAAATAGCAGGTTCAGATACCTCCATAGTAGGTAAAGTAATTAGAGAAGCAGGTTTTTTTGATTCTTCTGGTAATATGTTAGCAAGATTTAGTTTTGATGGTATAGGGCCACTTACAACTACAAGTGATTTAGAGATATTTTTTATAATGGAGATTGAGTAATATGGTTGAAAATAATCCGCACTTTATTAGTGCAAATAGCACAGGAACATTAGGACAAATAACTGACGGGATAGATTATCCACATACAGGTTTAATAAAATCATTAAGCCAAATGGCAAGAGGAAATATAGTAGTTAAAAATAACTCAAATGATTTCGATATTACACAGGCTAGTAGTGGAAATGTTATACAAGTCAGTGCAGGTTCTTATTTTAGAGATGGTAAATTATACACTGCTTCTGCTGCTAATTTTACTACAAGTGCATTTACCACAACATACGATAAAGGCTATCATATGTTAGTAGTTAATTCAAGTAATGCTCTTGCTATTAGACAACCTACCGCTAATGATAGGGTTCCTGCTTATACTGCGGGAGATACTATTATTGCTTTGATTGAGTACACTAGTGCTACCGCTTACGGTTCTAGGTTAATACAGTTTTTAACCACCGATAAAACAGAAAACTCAATAAATATAGGCTATGATAATAGCGGCGTATATACTACTACTTCTGAAATTACAGGTGCTTCTGGCGGAACTACTATTACTAACACAATTGGCGATTTTACAATAGATAACCAAGATACTAATGACCAAATAATTTTACAATTAGGTACTGATACTGATGCTACCGCAGTGGTAATTAAAGACAATAGCGGAAATAATAAATTTGCGGTCACAGGTGATGGAAAAACTGAAGCAAAGGGTAGTTTAGAAGTAGGTACTGATTTAAAAATGTCTACATCTTCTGACCATGCTATTATAGAAAATGTAACCAGTAATAAGGATATTATTTTTCAAGTAAATGATG